CGTATGTTGCTTGTGCTATTGCTGCAAGTCTTGTTGTGCCTATTAGTTTTTCCTGTCCTTTTTCTAATAGTCTGTTTTGTACATCCACATCTAATATTTTTATTCCTAATGTCGTTAAACTCTCTCTCTCTCCCAATATTGCCCTATTGAATATATTTGTTGCTTGTGTTGCTCCACCTTGTAATCCGTTATATTTCGCTAAATCTGCTGCTAATCTTTGTATTTTTACCGCTAAATCTAAAGAACCTTTTGCAGTCATTCCAACACCTTTTAACAGATCACCTGTACTTGCTAATAATTTTTGACTTTCAGAAGTCGCCATCCTAAACTCTTTAGAAAGTGATTTACTCATTGTTTCTGCTTTTGAATTAACGCCCCTAAACGCCGAACCAAATTTATCCTCCAATGTTTCTAGTGCTGCTCCTGTTATTGCTATAGATTTTATCATTCTAGTAGCTATATACACCGCTACCACTTTTACTACTTGTTTTATTTTTAATAAAGATTTTTTTGCTTTTTGGCTTGTTTTTTCAAAACCTTGCTTTATTGTATCTAATGATGTTCCTAAATCATTTTTTAATGATATTGCTAGATTTTTAAAATCTTGTTTCATTTTTTTTGTCGCTGCATCTGATTTTTTTTCAATATTATCCATTCTTTTTTTTGTTTCTTCTGCTATTTCTTGCATTTCTTTTTTTATTTTATTTGTTAATTGTGCAAAATCTTGTCCAACTTCTTTTGTTGCATTTTCAGATTGTTTCTCTATTTTATCAAAAGCAATGTCTGTTTTTGTAGTCATATTTTTCAATACAGAGGCAGGTATTTTATACATATTTGACATATTATTGGATACTTCTTTTGACATTATATTGGCTTTAACTTCTATTTTTGAAAAAGCATCTTTTGAAAATCTGACCGCTTTCTGTAATCCTGCGTAATCGCCAGTTATTTTTGCTCTTATATCTCCAATTTCAGTCACTTTTTAACACCCCCTTATCAATTAAATCATTGATATATAAACTGAACTTTTTTACATCATATTTAAAATCTTCCAAAGTCTTAAATATAACCTTTTTTATTCCTAAAAACTCATTCATTTCTAAACGTTCATTTATTCCCATAAAACCATTAATTCTGTTTAATGTCATCAGCTCTATTTGTTTATCTTTTTTATAGCTTAATTCGTCTGCTTTTATTCTTAAAAATAATTGATACGGTGTTAAACCTTTGAACTCTTTCTCACTTATTCCCAAACTCAACGCCAAAACTAACTTTTGAACTATTTTATTTCCAATATTAATTACGTTGCTTTCACCCTCCAAATACTCCTCATTATTTAACTTGCAGGGATCATATGCTTTTTTATAGATGCTCCTATTGCCTCTGTATAGTTTCCGACTTCCTCTGTTAATAACATTTTTCCAACTTCTTTTGTGGTATACTCTTTTTCATGTTGTAATCCTGCTGTAATTAATGTTTTTATGTCTGAAAAAATTGATTTTGATTTTGCTATAGAGTTTGTAAATTTTATAAATTCCATTCCTGTTTCTTCTTCAACAAAACATATAGCCTCATAATCAAATTTTATTTCTTTTACTATTATTTTTCCTTCTTTATCTTTCAAATTTATTTCTGTTTTTCCTTCTATGTCTTTTAATACACTCATTTTTTTATTCTCCTTTTTATTTTATTTAAAAAAAAAGGGGATTTCTCCCCTTAATTTATTTTTTCTATGATTGTGTTGATTCTACCCATGCTCCTTTGATTCTTATTGTAAAGTTTTGTGTTTGTGGATCTCCTGGGTTACTTGCAAAACTCGTTAAAATCCCTGTTCCAGTATATTCGTTCTCTCCTGTTCCTGTTTCATACGCCCAAACAACAACCAAATCTCCACCACCTGTAGCGGCATTTATTATTGCATCTTGTGCTAATGCTGCTGTTTCAACTGATGCTTGATAATTATAACTACCACTAATAGTACATTCTCTATCACCTTCTATAAATTCTTTAAATCCTGCACTACTATCATCTGTAACATCTATCTCTGCTGCTGAAATACTACAAACCACATCTGATTTTGAATTTGTTAATAAATTTGCTCCTATCTTCAAAAAAGATAAGTTTTGACCTCTTCCACCTGCAAAAAGTAATAAATCTAATTTTATTTTTTTCATTTTTTATACCTCCATTTTTTTATTTAATACTTCTTCCTTCTACACCTCTATCTATCCTGTCTTGTGTTCTTTTTCTAAGCCACATTAAAGATTCTTCTAGTTTCGTTATAGCTATTTCATTTTCTCTGCAAGCAAAATCTCCACTTTGAAAACCTTGTAGTCTGTCAATCACTATCGCTATCAAATCTTCATTATGACATCCATTAACACCATTTTCTTTTATTGCTCCATTTTGAAAATTAACTTCTGTAACGTTATATCCAGTTATTTTTTCATCAACTATTTGTACCTCATATTTATGGTTTGCATTTCCGTCACTTCGCTCATCTAAAGCTATTACTTTTGTATAGTTCTTGCTCCCTATCCCCAATGTCCTCATTTTTATGCCTCCATTTTTTATACTCCATTTCTGATAATTGAAAAGTTGATTGATCTAATCCATCTATTGTTTTTATCTCTTCCTAAACTAATTATATTACCTTTTAATCTCCATCCTAAAAGTATACTAGGATCTTCTAGGTTATTATCCCAAAATCCCCACGTTGTCCATTCTGATATTAAATCCCATTCTGATCCGTCACTGTATAAAATCGCTCTTATATCATCTCTAGTGGCGTTATGCAGCGTTGTTTTTATTAAGTTTGCAATTCTTATGCATTCTTCAACTGATTTATTTCTGACTATCAACTGAATGTTTGGAAAAGAACAGTTATTAACGCCCTCTTCGGGATCTGATCCACCTGTTGCATAAATCGTTACATTATCCAAATTATCAGGACTTTCTGCAATGTATATATCTGTAATTTCTTTGCTTAATAAATATGTTCTTGTTTTTGATTCCATTTTATCACAACCTTGTTTGTTTTGCGATGTGTTCTATATATTTTTTTTTATTTTTATCTAATGTTTTTTCTAGGAACTTACTTCCTGTCCCTACTTCTGAAAAGTTGTTATCAGGTGGCATTTCGTGAACATATAAAGCATAATCAACTTTTCCACCTCCAAAACTCACCTCTGCCTCTGTTGCTTTTCCACTTTTAGTCATTTTAAGCTTTCCACTTTTCCTTAAATCTCCGCTTGTTGAGCTTTTTATTGGAGATATAGGTGTTACTTGAATAGTTTTATCTAATAAATCTTGTCCTATTTCTGCTATTGCTTTTTCTGTCTTTTTCTCTATATCTCTCATTATTTTGTCAAGGTTTTGATTGATTTCATTTATACCCATACTTCATAACCTTCAATCACATTATTATGATTTCTCAAACCTGTTATTTTTTTAATAATATATGTTTCTACTGTAAATGGATCTGTTTCTGCTGTCGTGCTTAATAAAATCATGTCATCAATTCTAGGCTTTGTTTTACTCAAAAAACAAGCATTTGACATTACTAACTCATTTTTATCATTTTTGATATATTTTTCTTCTTCAAAAAGTGCTACTTTTATTTCTGATTTACTCCAAGTTGCATATTCATTATATTCGTTTTTAGTTGCTCCCGAAAAAATAGTTATTGGAGTTGGTAATGGATTAAGTAATATATATTCCATAATATCATCTCCTAGTAATTGTTTTAAGTAAATAAGGTCCTAATTTCATTCTTGCCATTGTACTGTCAAGTTTCAAACCACTATTATTACTTTTTTTGTCTGAATATGTTACACTTGCACTCTTTATTGATCTACTTTTTATCCCATTTCTAATATCTGTAGTTGCTGCAGTTTCGTTTGCATACATATTTGCCTCTATTGTTTGTGACTCCTTGACTCTTGTGGGTACTTCTCCCAATATATCTGCTATTAATTTAAAATCTCTTGGGAACTCTAAATCTTGTGTTTCTGTATATCTTTGCCCTCTTATATTTTGCAAGTCTATTTTCTCTCTTGCAACCAATAAATAGCCTTCTTTTTGTGCTGTTGTGAGTGCTGTCCAGGCTGTTGCATTTGGTCTTTTGTTTATATACGTATCCGCCTCTGTTACTGTTACATATGTATCTGTTCCTACTGTGATCGCCATTATATCACCTCATTTTATCCTTTATATTCTTTTTCTTCATACCATGTTAATCCAATATAGATCGAACTTTTGTTAGCTGTTCCGATATTTGACATTACTATCATATATTCAGTATCAGCCTTAAAGATTAATTCGTCTGCTTCTCCTGCAACACCACCACCATTTGCTGTTTTTTTCCCACCTGCTCCAACGATAAAACTAGATATTAATGTTCCGTTGTCGCTTGATGTTGCTGCTTTTCCTAATATTGAATGTGTTGTTATTGTTGACCCCATCGGTCTGTTTCTGTTTAATGGTGTTATTGTTGTTCCGTTGTCGGTAAATGTAGCCCCTTCATATAGTTCTATTCTACCTAAATCTGCTGTGGATGCTGCTCCGATTGATCGCCAGTGAACATATCCAGTGGCAGCAGGACCCGTTTTAAATCTTATCTTCTCTACTCCTGTTGTTTTCGCTAATTCACCACTAATTATTGAAACCGTAAACGCTTTTCCTTTGTGAATATATTTATGATCTGTTGTTATAACTGCCACATCACCTGTGATTTTTTCATTCCCACCTAAAATCTCTGAAAAATTCATTTTATTTCACCAACTCTTTTTTTATGTCTTCTGTTTTCATAGTAGTATATTTTTTTATTCCTTTTTTCTTTGCTAATTCCATTAAATCTTTTCTATTCATTTCTTCAATATCTACCTTTTTTTCAATATTACATTTTTGTATGTGTATATTGTATACCTTAGGCGAAAACTCTTTTCCACACTTATTACATATCATCTCGTATCCTCCTCTGAAAACACAAGGGTATTTCTACCCTATTTTTTTATCCTAGCACTCTACAAGCTAATTCAGGTTGTAATGTTAAAATCCCATATAATATATCAAATGATATAGTTTCTGTTTTTGTGCTCATGCTATACCCTCTTGTAACTCTTACAGATAATCCATCTATACTCGCAACTGCTGATTCTACACCTGCTACATCTGTTGACATTGGTCTAACTCCTAGAACAAAAGCTTTTTTAGCGAAAACTAAATTAGCTGTGTGTGCCTTTGCCGATACATCGGGAAAAGTTACTGCTGTACTCGCTAAGTTTGCTGCTAGTGCAGGATATACTTTTGCTGTGACAACTCCACTTGCTGCTGCTGCTGTATCTTCAAGAACTGTATATTGATTAGTTTCTTGAACAATTAAATCACCTTTTAAAAGCGTTGCTGTACTTGCTCCTGCTGTACTTGTCAAAACCATAGCAGAATAAGGTGTGTTTGTTGCTGCTATAACTCCATTATTTGCTACTGTCACAACTGCTTTTGCATCTTCTAGTGCTGAATATAATCCTGCTGTATGTAGTGCAACATTTTGATCTAAATAATTATTTATATTAAATACTCTTCCTAATTCTCCCATTCTTAATGTTTCAGTTGTCCCTGATTTATCTGCTCCAACCAATGCATCTAGTATTTGAAACTTTGCTATTGCCTCTTCATCCCATACTCCTGCTTTTTCTCCATTTACTGGTGCTTTATTTCCATTTAATATTTTACTAGCATTTGCAAAATCCGATAATGCATCAGGTGTACTTCCTGACGCTCCTGTGAAATATGGAATTTCTTTATATTTCTCTATAAGGTCCACATCTACTTTAGCTGCCAATGCCTCCATTGCAGGATTTATAACTTGCTCCGAAAAATCATTGATATTTAAAGTTTTTTCCTTACTTGTTATATCAACTGATACATCTTTTATTGTGTCAAAAGTCAATAATCTTTTTCCTTCTGTAATATCTTGTGCTGTTATTGTAGTTGAAAAATCATTTGCTGAAAAAGTATTTGGCACTTTTATTTGTACTGTATCACCTTTATCTGCTATTTTGCTATCAAAATTTCTTGATACAAGTGCCGTCATCACTTCATTTGCTCTTAATCTTACCGCTGCCTCATCTGCTATGTCCTGCACTGTTAGGAAACTATTCGTGAACATTAATAGATCTATTTTTATTCTTTTTATCATTTATCTATACCTCCGTTTTTTTTAGATTAGGCTTTCCACCAATCTTTATTTTTGCTTTTATATAATAATCTAGCATCGTTGTCTAATGCTCCTACTTCTTCTCTTGTTAATATCCCATCTTTTTTTATTGATCCTGCTCCTTGTGGTAGTGTTGTTTTTCCTGTTCCTGTTACTGGTGCTTTTTCTCCAAATAATCTTGCAAAACCTGTG